CCGCCCCTCCGGGCTGCAAGCGCGACCTTGGACCTGAGGTGTACCACTCCCAGGCGTTGTCAAGCGACAACTCCGACAAAGCATCCTGCTCTGAGTGCGGATCGTCAATAATCAACAAATCCGCACCACGGCCCGTCATCGCACCGCCAACGCCACAGTTGTGCGTCAATACGCCCTGGGCAAAAAAACTATGGTCCCCGTCCGTTAAAAAATTAACAAAAGGCTCTTGGTCCATGTGCCTTGTCACACGGACCTCCCCCGCTAAACGTACACCCAGCAATAGCCCTTGTGCGTATATGTGTCCTTTAGCAAGAAGATGAGCAGCAAAATGTCTAATTAAACCAAGACCTTTTGGCTTCTTATAATTGCTTATGCCTTCTTCAAGATCCTCATCGACAACATCTTTTTGTACATATTTAGCTCTTTTCCATCTATCCCAAATACTCTCCACTGCCAAGATATCCGCTGAGGCAATATCCTTTGCATATACCCAACCACGGTTCATGGTCCACACTGGATGCAGCGCCGAACAATCCATGCCCAGCACGCTGTACGTCTCTCGATGATGCGTTCGATACACACGCCTCACGGCCACCGGCTCCCCGGCATTCAACAACATATCCCCCACAACGACCCGATCTGCGGGCACCTTGCCACGCAAGGTGTGCACCAGCACATGGTGCCTTAGACAAGCGTAATACTCCCCGCCACCATTCGTGTCCCACCGGCCAGCAGCCTTGGAGTCCGCCTTCAAGCTCACCTCAGGAAACAACTCTTTGTAATTGTCCTGATCCATGAGGTTACGGACCTTCCTGCCAAAACGTACCGCTAACTCCCCATTGTGCGTCGCTTGAATGATCTTGGACCGAGGCTCATGGCCCATGGCAAAGGCAGGCAAAAGATAACTTGCGAATTCCGACTTCGTGAATCTAGGCGGCATGTTGATAATCAACCGCTTGAGCTCGCCCCTGACAATCCGGTCAAAAGCACTCGCCATTTTCTGGTGATGCGCGCTGAAGATGGCCTCGGGCCAGACGTATCGGGCGAACTCGATGAACGAAGCCTTGGCCGTGTCTCTCGACTCAAGGATCCTGAGCCGTAGCTCAAGCTTCAGGCGTTCTGCTTCGATGTCCGGGGGAAGGGCCATAAGTTTTGGAATTTGCAAAAAATTTTCACGGAAATTGGTTCTAGAAACAAGGGGGTGGGTTTCCTGGAAGTGAAAAGTATACGCTTATCTGAATTTTGTTTCGAGGCCCCATTGTTTCTGCGAAACCGGGCCAAGGTCGGCGTCCGCTACAACGTCGGGCCATTTGCCCTAGATTCTAGAACCTAGAGCGCTCTACGCTCTAGAATCGATACCGGGACTCGCCCCCGGGGCGGGGGCCCGGGAGCCGTTGACCATGCGAGCCGAGCCGGGCCAAAGGCCCGGGGCCCGGGGATTGTTTCACGTGAAACAAGGCCAAAGGCCCGGGGCCCGGGGCCAACGGGACGGGGACGGGGACGGGGAGCCGGGGCCAACGGGGAGCCGGGGACGGGGACCACGGCTCAAGGCTCAAGGCTCACGGCTCAAGGCCCGGGGACCACGGGCCAAGTTTAAAATTATCAACTAGCTTAGATTGATAGTGAAAGCCTATATTATAGGAAAAGTGTGAAATACAACAAAAAGCCCCGGGGTTAACCGGGGCCTGATAGCGGGATCAGCCGGTGGCCTATTGGCTCACGAAATCCACATGTTCGATCATGGCTTGAGCCGTTGCAATTGCGTCCGATTGATCCTCGGTAAAGTAGGTCCCGAGCAATTGCCCTTTGGAGCCCGTGAGCCGGACGCGGTACTCGGACAAATCGGGATCATATGAAACGCGGATCCGGGCCAAGCCGGGGACGTTGGACGTGTAAACCGTGGTAATCATTGCGCGGCTCCACGTGATAAGCCGCACGGCTCGGGATTAACAGCAAAAACATAGCCCTTATTATCAGGAGCATTACCGCAAAACATGAGCCGAAGCATGCCGGGACTGACGGGGGCCATATGCTTATCAATCAAAGCTTGAGCCGCTAGGGCATGCCGGGACTCACAATCAAGGGCATGATCGAAACCGATTGAAACCTTCCATGTTGTTTGATTGTCCCGCCTACACGTTGCACTGATACGGGCTCCCCGTGTATCCGTTGGCCCGTGGTAACGGGTGAAAATTGCTATTGCCATTTCAGTATTCCTTTCTGTTAGTCCGAGCCCCATCGGCTCGGGTGAAACAATTTTAGTTTGAAATTGCAAAACCATGCAAGCAATAAAAAAACCCCGGCATTGCCGGGGCTCGGGCTCGGACCTATTAAGCCGGGACGGGCTCGGGCTCGGACGCAAAATCAGCCGTGAGCATTTCAACGGCTCGGGCTTTCAATGCTCCCCCGGTCCCAAACCATGCGGATTCGATGCGGGTATTGTTTGAACGTCCCCGGGCATGGTCCACCATTTCAGTTACAGCATTAAGCATGCCCCATCGGGTACCCGTTACCCCGGGAATATCCGAGCCAATGGCCGAGCCATTGAAAAGCCGCATGATTTCCCGATATCCCTTTGTGTCTTCAATCGGCTTTTTGCTTGTCTGATACGGCTCGAGCAATTGCCGCACAAATTGATCGGCTTCCAATGCTCCCATCGGGACCGTTGCAAGCATGCGAGAGTCAATCAAAAACTTTTCCCATGCCCCCGCGACAATGCCTAGTTGGAGCCGGACGGCTTGCGGATCAAACTTTTCTGAATGCAAAACCCGGACGGCTGATTTTAGATAGCCCTTGTCGGTTTCGGTTTCACCTTTAATAACGCGTCCCCCGGTATATCCGCCCACTGCCGCCGTGATGGTGTTATTACATACCACTCGGATCGCTGTAAACTTTGCAACGGTGGCCATGGTCCCATCGTAACTAGTCCCGAGCAATAGATAGGGCCTTACTAGGTCCCCATCAATCACGGGAGCCCCATCGGATACCCGAGCCAATGCCCAAACCCTTTTGCCGTCCGACAAGGCCCCGGCAGTTTCGAGTTCAAAGCCCCCGATATCTGTTAGCGTCCGGAAAAACTCCATAATCTCCCCCGGCTGTACCACGTTATAGCTTTTGCTCACAACGGCTAACGGGGCCCCATTGTCACTACGATGCAAAACTTTACGGTCCGCCCAAACTTGATGGCCCGTAACTGCCGGGGTTACGTATTCCACGGCTGACTCAAGCACGGTATAACCGAGCCCGGCTTGTTGCGTCCACGTTTCAATGCTTGCCCCGGGGGTTAAAGCATGCCCTAAGCCGTGCCATGGTGTTTGGCCTACAAAAGCCATTGCCGCGCGTCCCGTTGATACATCGATCATATGAGCCATTTTAGTATCCCTTTCTGGTTTGGACCGAGCCACCATTGGCTCGGCTTGAAACAATTATAGACTGAAATTATTTTACTTTGCAAGCCCTAGGTCCCCTGCAATGTGGTGGCGCAGTTTTGAGCCCGGGGGCAATTGCTTAGCAAAAGCCACAATGGCCTTAGCATCATCCGGCTTGCCCGTTTTTCTTGTTGCATGCCATTGAATCGCAACATGCCCGTTAGCGGCATAACATCCGCCCCCATCGTCCGAGCCTACTTTGGCCTTACCCGTGCCATGAGCCACAAAAACGATTACATAATCCCGATCGGGACGGGCACATAAGGGCATGCCAGTGCCGCAATCATTGCAAGTAAAATTGTCGGACAATTCAGCCGGACAACGGACGAAACGCGTCCCATCAACGTTAAAAGGCCATTGCTCCGACGTATCAACGGGAGCCGCAAAAACTGCCGGGACGCCTAAACTCACGGCATGCTTTGCTTCAGCAATAGAATCACATGATGCATTAAAAACCGATTGCCCGGGCTCCCATCGGGGCAAGCTTTCAGCGGGAAAATGGGAGTAAAGCCAAGCAATGCCGTTATCGGGGACGGCATGCTTTACGGCTTCCATGTATTCAGCATCAATCAAATCACCCCCGTGCTCGGCTTTCGGATTGAGCGCGCAAGTTTTCGGGCATGTTGCAAAAGTTTCGTGTTCCCCGGCTCGATAGGTTACGGCTATCGGTCCAGTTTTCTTATTGCTTGATTTAATTACAGTTTTCAACATGATCGTATTCCTTTCTGACTTTCTGAATTGCTGAAAAATTTTTCAGTCTCATAAGTATACACTTTTCACGGGACCATGCAAGCAATAAAAACCCCGGGGGTTAGCCGGGGCCTTGTTGATAACTGATTCTCGTTAAGATAGCCGTGAAATTATGGCAATCCACGCAAGCCTAAGCCATAACCACGGGCCTATTTTTTCAGGCTTTGCTTTGAAGCTTTGCAACGTGGGCAATTTTCGGGGTTTCATCGACGTTTTCGGTCCCCGGCTAAGGCCCTCAAAATGCTCATGATGGCAAAGTTACGTATCAATTGCTTGATAAGGTCCCATTTACCCATTTAAACCGCCCCTAAACCGCACTAATCCAGCGGCTTTCATGGCCTTGCGCCAGTACTTATCACGGCTCGGCGGGTTGTCGTGGTCATAATGAAGTGTTTCGGTTATTTCGTCGCCGGTCCTATAGTCTTGCTCGGGTTCGGTTGAAACCCATTCATAAGTTGCGCCAATGGCAGGCGAGCATGAAACAAGGGAAAACCGGCGCATAAGATGGACTAATTCTCGAAAGCTAACTTGCTCGGTCATTTCGTCATCAACTTGATAATCCGGGCATTCTTCGTGCTCATCAGGCGGCGGCTGGCGTTCAATGATGCGGGTGATTTTGATCATCGCTCTTTCTCCTTTCTGGTTAGCGAAGGTTTAATCATACACTTTTCAAAAACTCTTGCAACCCCTTAGCATCCTTCAATGCCCAATGCATCCACGCCTGGACCGCGATGCCTTGCCTAGCCACTTCAACAACCTGTTCCGCACGGTACGCATACACAACACTATCCGACGCTCTAAAAACCTCCTTAGGCCAATGCTGAACCAGCAAGTAAACGGGGGCCCCGAGCCGAGCCGCGCGATCCGCAAAAGCCACTTGATGGGGCGACAACGCAACCTTCGCCCCTGCCCGTACAACCTTCAGTTCAACCAGGACTATCTTTCCTCTCTCCATGATCAACAGGTCCGGCATCCCCAGCGGCTGCTTGGCTTCGATCCTTAGCCATGCGGCGCAAGACTCCTGGGATAGCCGTGAACGAAGTGCGCTGTACAAGTCCTTTTCTAACTTTCTCCGCATCATTCATTTCCTTTATCCATTCTGCTTGAACATCAACCGTCTTAGCCTCCTGCCCGTACAGATTATGTAGCTCCTGAAGCTTCTTCAAAACCTCTTCCTTGCTCATCGAATCGATCGTGCCCACTCTGATCTCTTTACGCTCCACGTAGATCGTCCCAAGGGCCTGCCCTCGCCTGTATTCAGCAGCGACTGCCGCTGAGTACGCTCCCGCTGCCAGGGCTTGATCCCTGATCCGTTGCATGTCACGCATGTGCCGCTCAAACGTGGTCCCGTGCTTGGTTGCCAGTTCCGTTCGCAACTCCTGTATTGCGGCCACAATGTGAGGCGACTTGTGCGGATCAGTCAGTCTCCTGCCCCAATACTCAAGGTTGGTCTCTTTGTACCCCGCGCGTCGTGCCGCCTCTTTCAACGTCACTTCACCATCGCCGGTTACGAATTCACGCACAAAGATCCACTCCTGCTTGCTCAAGACCTTCTTTTTGATCTTCTTGGGCATGGGTGTTGTGATCCGTGATTCAACAACTTCGGGCCGCATTGCAGGAATCTGGTCAAGCAAGGGCTGCTGCTTCGCAATCCCTAACGGAGGCGCGATATCTCCAGCAACATCCCCAACCCCAGAAACACCAACACCCGAAACCCCAGAAACACCAGAACTAACACCACCCTCTACATGATCCTTCTGCATACCCATTCCCCATCATTACGTTGCCTAACCCAAAACTTCCTTCCCGCATGTCTACTGTAAAACGATTGCAGCGCGGATCGTACCCCGTGGGCCTCGGTCCGTGAGTAAACAACAAAAAAGTCCCCAATGAGCATCTTCTTGAAAGGGTACTTTGCCCTCCCAGAAGTCGCCCTCCTACCCAATCCCCAATCCTTGGGCGTGATCCCTGGCAACCGAATCTCTTCATCCTTCGCTTTACTCACCGTTTATCCCCTCTTTCTAGCCGTTCACTCCAACACATTACGTCCATCCCGTTTTTCTTTAGTCTAGTAAACTTTTCATTTTTTCATTTTTCTTTTTTTTTTTTGAGTCAAAAGTAATGTCATATAACGTAATGTTGCTAAACACCCTGTAAATAAAGGCTTCCCAGTACGACACTACACATTACGTATATCTATAAACGACGTAAGGTAAACGTTTAACGTAATGTTCGTTTATCTTACTCTTATAGATACACTAATGCAATACCCATTACTGTAATGAAAAAAGTACTGTCATATAGGAACCCAATAACTACGGTACTTCTTACAGCATTACGCTTATGACACTACTTTCTTTAATTCAAAAAAAAAAAATTTCAAACACAGAAAGTTTACCTAATAGGCCTTTCGCAGCAAGCTTTTTTGCCCTCCCTCCAAGACCATCATTTTTAATATAAATGTTCGCCCTTTCCATCAAACTTATGCATATACTTTTCTTACACCCCAAAAGTATGTCTATTAACCGCTCATCCCTCTTTTACTGCCGCTCATTTTCACCGTAAGCCCCGGGCCGTGGTCCGTGGGCCTTGATCCATGAAAAATCCCCCCTGAAAACCCACCCAAGCCCACCCAAGCCCTCCCAAGCCCACCCAAAACCATCAATGCACCGCCCACCGCTTGTGTCGCTCGCTCACCGCCCTGAGCATCACCGAGCTCACCCGCTCCCCAAAGGTCACCTCCCGAACCTCTTCCATCTCCTCTTCAGAGATCGGGGGCCCTAGAAAAACCAATTTTTTGCCGGAGGCAAAATGGACGTAGACCACCTGGATGACCTCTCCTGCATCCATCAGCGCGGCCAACGCTGGATTAATCTGCATCGCCTCATCCCATTCCATGACAATCCCTCCTGTAAACCCCTCAGAGCACGTTAAAAAGGCCCTCTACGGGCCTCTTGTACCTCATGACTACCTACGGACTCAAGTCACTTGTTTTGCTCGCCATAGGCTTCTTTAGCAATATCCCAGGCCAAGCTGACCAGTCGCTCTTTATAAATCGAAGCCGTGCCGAGCGCGTTACATTCCTCCTCGGTCAGTCTTGCCAGCAGTCCCTGGAGGCACGCTGCATAAAGCGTGATCAGGTAGTCGCGTTCAGTCATGTTGTTTCTCCTGATTAAGTTTGCAAATCGCAATGGAACATTGCTCAATTAATGCCGCCTCATCCCAATCCCCCTCGATCACCCTGGCCTTGTAGAGTGGGTT